CATACGAGAAAAAGTTTCCGTATCATATACGTTACTACCCATTGCTCCTTCAGTTATTTTTCCTGGTATATTAAAACCCGTGCTAGGATTTACTTTTCCTGTAAGTATATCCAAGTAATTTAATTTATCATTTCCAGTTAATGTGTTTTTATTGTTAAAAGCTTTAGCCATGTTATTTGCTTTCATAAAAGAAAACGGTACTGACGATGCAGCAGCATACAAGGCTGCCTTTTCAGGATTTTCTGATCCTGTTAATGTAGCTATACCATAGTTCATTGCTGCGTTTTTAGCAGCGTTTGTCACAAGTGGTGACTTAGTTGCAGCTGATCCAATTTTTCCAAGCATTGGATATTTTTCTAGTAGACTTCCTAAAAATCCACTACCACCTGCTCCTGATGACATTGCACTCATGGCAAATGGTGAAGCAATTGCTAAAGTTGCAATTCCTGCTGGGCTCTTTAAAAAATCTCTAGCCCCTCTAAATACATTCTTAAATGCTTTGTCTAAAAATCCCATTATACTAAACTAGGATACATCATCTCTAGGTCTCCTTGTAATAATTCTATTAAGTCGTCATCTCCTGCATCTTGAGCATCCATTAGCATCTGAATTAAATTCACTGGAGAATAAGAATCTGCTGTTTCAATATAGTCATCCGGATTACCACCTGCTCCCATAATTTGTTGTATAACTCTCCAGTCCGATGGATCTACATTTGCTTCTAGTGTTTCAATACCTAGACCACGTGAAGCAAGTCCACGCTTCATATACTCTCTTAATTTTTCTTTTTCTTCTTCTTGTCCAAATTGTCCATATGGCATAGTTTCATTTCCATATCCTTGATTTAATGGATTAGACCTGTATTTTCTATACATTATGTCGGGAAGTCCAGATACTAAATCTGGTCCCATTCTATCATAACCTATATTATCAGGAGGTGCTGCCATTTCCATTGGTCCAGGTCTGTCCATGTACGCAGACATGCCCATTCCTGCTGGTCCATCTGTTTGTCCTAAGTTATATGTATTCGTATCATAACCAGGGCTATAATCATATCCTGTCCATCCTGATTGTGTTTCTGGTCTGTCCATGTATGCAGACATACCCATTCCACCAGGACCCATTGTTTGCCCAACATAATTTGCGTTAGAACCAGGGAATGATATCCCACTAAATGAATTTTGATTATCTGTTATACCAGGGTTGGTTTCTTCTATAAATATTGGCACTATACGTCTCCTGCTTTACCTTCTAGTATTTTGTGAATTGCTGCTTGGATAACAACATCTTGTCTGATGTGTTCCGCTTTTGTAGCAGTGGCAGGATTTGCAACATCGTCATCAGCCTCTTTAGCTGACCCATATTCTTGTCCTGTTTCCGTATCGGTGATAGTTATTTCTGCTGGGACAACGATCTTTGGTACCTGTTCGCTATCTATCTCAACGTACTCTACTACTCCGTCATCTTTTATAGGCATAATCTCTCCTTATAGCAAGTATTTTCTTTGTTTTCAATCATTATGATATCTCCAGTAGACTTAAATACACTGTGATTGGCTGTGCATTTGTGTTAATTTTTAATATATCTCCAGCTTCAAGTATACCTATATCACCAGAAGCAAGATAAAACCATGATTTTGTGTACTTATCCGCTACTGCACCATCATAAGCAATGGTTGTACTATTGATTTTTAACGTCAATTGTGCTGATCCTCCTGAGCCATTATAAACCCATGCTGTTTTAATAAGAGCTGTCGTAGCATCTGGACATGTATATATACTATGGTCACCCGTAGATGACTTAGTTTCCATTACCTTTTTATACGCGTTAGCCATTATGCAATAAACCAGTTAAAAGCTTCATCTTCATTCCTAAGAGTTTCGGGTGTGTAAGAGCTATTTAATAATTGAATAAGTAAATCTAATGATTGAATCATCTGATCAATCTGACCTTTATTATATTCATCCGGTGCTTGTGGTAATCTTGGTATATTTATCTGTGCCATTATCTCATTCCGTCAGGTTGTATTTCTGCACGATAAGTTCCATAACGCCAAGTTGTATCAACAGCTGATGTAGAAATTTTAATGGAAGCTTGTCTTCCACGTGCACGTGTATCAACTTTAGTCGTTGATGTTGTAACTGCAAAAGGACCATTAGTAACAGTGCTACTTGCAGGATATAATTTAAAATTAAGATCTACATTAACTGTTCCTTTTTGATTTTTAAAATCAGGTATAAATCTTTTAATTGACATTAACTTTTCACCAGCTTGTGGTATAACAAAATCACCTGATGTAACATGTGACGAAAGAGCAGATCCATCTGCGTCGTTTCCATTTTCTTGTGCATACATATAACTTCTACCTTCTGTTAAACCTGTGATGGTACTAATTGTAGCTGCAGTATCTGTAGAATTAAATTCCATTGCATATGGAAAACCATACACCCCTTTATCCGCCCATGAAGATCTAGATAAACTTCCTATGCTCCAAACTTTCTCAGCGTAATTGTAAGTTACGCACCGATCAATTATGTTAGATCCATTGGAACAATAGAACCATGTTACTTCATTAAACTCTGTATTTAACCCAGCAAATGTATCTTTTTGTGATGCTTCATCTATATCTTTAAAGACATAATCTTCTACGCTGCACGGTATTTTTTGAACTGAACCATCAAACATGAAAAATGAATCAATGCCCATCCAGAATGATCTACCATTAGATTCTACAGCTGCATGCAATCCTACACATCCACACGCAGAACCTAGTTGTTGAAAACCAAAAGTAAATGGAGCTCCAATTAATTGCATTTGGTATAGAGCAGTATCAGACCAAATTAATACAGCACCACGTGAACGTTTAGCTGAAACAAGTTTTGATCCATCTGTTAATCTTTGTGAACCTGCAGTGTTTGTAACTGTTGCGGCCCATTCGTTTACGTTTTCTTGGTCAGACCAACGTATAAACATATCATCTCTAGTTGATGCAGTACCTATCGTTGTCTCTGTTCCAAAACAAATAACATGTCTATCTGTACCAGAAACTAATACAAACCTACTAGATGTAGGTGCATTTGAAACTGTTGAACTTACTGCACGTTGAACTGTTGAAGTACTAGCAGAAGTATCCCAGTAATATAAACCACCATTAAGTTGTTGACATAATACATCTTCACCCCAGCTATCAAGTGACCATTTACCAGAATCTAGTTGAACGTTATTTGACCCAGAAAGAGAAGCACGTGATGTGCCCCAACCAGGTCCACTACCAATACCACCCCAAGGTCCAGTGCCCCAACCATATCCTAAAACAGAAAAAGCTGGATTAGTATTTATTTGATATTCTGCCGTGCCTGTAACACCACTAGCACCAGTGCCAGTAGCTGCAGCTTTAGCTGTAATAACATAATTGTTTGTATCAGTGACTGATTGTATCTCAAATTCACCTTGTAAATTAGCGGCTGTAATTCCATTAGCAGTTCCTGACACACTAGATATAGTAACAAAGTCACCTTCTATAGCACCATGGGTAGCGTCTGTTACGGTAACAGAAGTTGATGTATCTGTTGTTGTAAAATTAGTTATTGATGCACCACTTTCTCTTATTGGTGTGATGTCATACCATGCTTGGTTTTGATAAGCGTAAAGTTTTTTATTCGTTCCGGTAATTGTATATTGATCGCCGTCTAAAGAGAACCAAGTTATAATACCACGTGCTGAACCAACAAGTGCACTTGTGTTTACTTTTGACCAACCACCTATTTTTTCTGGAAGACCATACCTGAATCTAACATTATCACAATCAACCCATTTGCCTTCGGCACCATATTCGGTATCTTGTTTATCTATTCCTGGTATAATTTGAACTTTTATAAGAGCCATTTAATCTCCTACACAGGGCCATCGTATATTCGAATCCATTTATCAGTACCATTAATTTTTACTCTAACGGCACCGTATTTTGCAGAAGCTTCTGCTGTTGAAGTAGATATACTTTTAGTAGCATCTCCTGCTGCTGTGCCCACATAATCTGTGAAAGCATAATCTTGATCTAATTGTTCAAGTTTAATAACAGGTTCTGCACCTGTAGCTGAAGCTTGTCTAACATGTAATTTACCAGTAGGAGAACCAATTCCCACGCCAACTCTATCAGTGCTTGCGTCTGTTTGTAAAAGAGTTGTGTCTGTATCTCCTTCAAATATTGCATCTTTATCTGCGCCAGCTTGGTTAAATACAAATGCGCCACCATCTAATGATACATCACCAGCAACATTTAACGTTCCTGCTAATCTTAAGTTAGGTAAATTTTCAGGTATATGATAAGCAACGGATCCATTAGTATAAATAAAATGTAAACA